GATCCAGCCGTGCCGTCCCACGCGTCAATAGTCAGGTTTGCCATGCAGCCGGTCGGCTTGCTCGTGGTGGTGCGGTCGCTCAAAGATTGCAGCGCGCCTTCGATCACCTTGCCGCCAATCAGAGACCCGCCCACCTGGACGCCGGTGTTATTCGCGCCGGAAAGTGTCAGGGTGGTAACAGACGCGTCCTGCATCTGCCACACCTCGTTTGTTTGACCCCACTGGAGCGTCATAAAATGCGGAGCAGGCTGTGCGGTTGTTGGCGCGGCATAAGCGCGGGTGTAAGGACCCGCACCACCGGGCGTGGCAGCGCCGAACAAAGCGTCAAGCCAGTAATTGACGTCCTCAAAACTCTCGTCACTTACTTCAAAACTTGCATTCGACTTGTAGCTATTCAGCATGGTCTCGTGCGTTGGTGCAAGCGTGCCGCGCAACTGGCTGAGTGCGCGCGTCTCAAAATCGGGCGTTAGTTTGAAGCTCGATACATTCTGCAATTTGACGGTCGATGTCGCAACCGCCGTCCCGAATTGTGATTGCCAGGCTGACTGGAGTACATTGTGTGCGTTAAGCGCCATTCTTCACCTCTTTTGCCTCTTTCACGAGGCGATACATTTTTAGTTTCAATGCGGCGTCGGTCAATTCCTTTGGGAGCGATTTCCACTCGTCCGCCGGAATGTCCCGCGCCGGTAATCCCATCAAATACCCTTTTTCAGGGTCGTATTTATAGCTATCCACTCGCAACCTCTCTGATCGTTAGTTGGCACATCACGCCGGCAAAATGCCTGTTAGACCCAATAGGCCATTCATACACGCCCGGCGTCATGCTTGCCGATTCCAAAGCCGTGTTGGTCGCGGGACACTTGAATGTGCGCACCATATCCAAGTATTTTCCGCAATAATCCACCAACTCCGGCGCAAACTCTCTCAATCCAACGCCTTGCTCACTTACCTGCCAGAGCATCAGGTCGGTCACCTGCCACATCGCTGTTACGCCTGTTCCAATCGCAATGAATTGCACGTCACGCCCTTCAGTCGGGTTGCCGCCGACTGGCAGCAAAAGCCGGCATGGTAGGTGAGCGGTGGCGATGGACTCCGGTAACTCTGCCAGCCCGTAAATAACAGGCGTTTTTCCGCTGGTCGTTGTAACGGTCTTGTCTTCAAGCGCAGCATAGATCGCATTGATCGCGCTCATGGGAGCCTCCGCTTGTACCGGTCAAGCAGTTTTTGTACGTCGCTTGGCAACCCTGAAGGCATGATTGTTACGCCGTCACCCGTGACCATCGGTCGGTCGATGTCTGCGCTCGTGTCCTTTTGCCTGTAAAGGAATGCGGATAACCTGACGCACGCGTGCTGAATGTCAGCCGGAGCAGTCGCCGACCACCCCCACGTGCCTTCAATGCTGATCTCGCTGTCACCGGTCGAGAAGCTCCACGACTTGCCCTCGTCCAGCTTGATGAGCCACTTCGGGTTTCTGTTACGTGGAAACAGCCGGTAGTCCGCCGCTGCTATCTCTACGCCGTTGCCGTTGGTTAGCTTGGTAATTGTCAGCAGGTCATTGCCGTAAAGCGGCAGGTCATTTCCGTCCGTGTCTGATTCCTGAAAGTAGCGGGTGTCCGTTTCAGCTTCAAAGCGCCTGCCTGTGTAAGCGTCTATGATGCCAGCCGCCCGGTCTACTAATTCTTGCAGCAGAAAGTCATCGACGCCGGATGTGATGCCCAGATAGTCCTTTAGTTGTACAAGGCTTGCATAGCTCATTTAACCGCCTTTACTTTCGCCTTTGGCTTGTGTACCACTTTGACCGCCGGCTCGTCTTCAATCAGCGCGGCGTAACCTGCGTTGACGAACGCATCCACCGCTTCATCTGGGAGCTCTGCAATTCCCGGCTCAAACTCAACCGCCTTATGGTCAATCTCAAACCGGAACGGAACCAGTATCTTCACTGCTTTCATAGTTACTCCAATCAGGCTCGCTGGATCAGCATCGTTACAACGCCGCCCTTTTCGTCGCCTGCGTTCGCTACTTTCAACGTCAGTACGTTCGACCTGACCCACAAGGTTTTGGTCGGGTCGTTGATGTATACAGTCGCGGCTGCGGTTACGTTCGCGCCATTGCCGCTCAACACGTCCAGTCCGTCCGCGTCTTCGATGGTCACATCGTAGAGGTTGGTCGGAGCGGTGCCACCTGAATCAGATGCCAGGCTGACTTTGACGATCTTGCCGCAATACCAACCTTCCGCGTCTGAATCCACCGCACCACCGGTCGCGCTCAACCAGTCCCACTGAATCTTTTGAAGCGGGTATGCGATTGAGTCCTGCGTTATTGTTACAACCTGGTCTGCCATAAATATTTCTCACTTTCGAGGGTCTTGGTGGGGAGCATGAACTCCCCACCTTCGTAGCCCCCAACTTTGTTAGAGGATGATCGCCTGAGTAGCGGCGGTCTTCGGGAACGTGCCCGAACCTTCGTACAGCACAGCCACAGCGCTAACAGCAACGTTAGCAGTCGCAGCCACGCCGACAGCAATCTGGTAGGGTTTGGCAGGATTGACAGGAACGTCAATCGCATATATCTTCGATCCACCAGTATCAGGAATCTGTGTCAGTTCAGCACCGGTAATGGCACTTGCGCTTGATCCGTTGGAGTTTGCACTTTCTTCCACCTTGTAGTCAAGTTTTCCGGTGGATGTGATCGCTCCGGTTGCGATAATGTGACAGACGCGGTCGAAACCGGTGCAGTCAATTACAACCTCAGTCAATGCCGAAGATGAAACTACCGGCACGATCGAGGGCACAATTTTGGTTCTTCCTAAGAGGTTCATATCAGAGTCCTTTCAGGATTAAGAGTGCTGCGACAGGTATTTGAAGGCGAGGGTCTGCAGTACAGCACCACCGAAGCGCTGCTTGACGAACAAACCAACCTGTCCATTAGCCTGGTACAGATAGGGGTTACGGCTCAGTGTGACGCCCTCGCGCTCTGCGAATGCGTACATGCTGAAGTCGCCAAATACAACGGCTTTGCCATCATTGGTAATAGCGTCCATATCCGGCGCGATGTAAGCGGGGTAACCCATAAAATCGCCACCAGCCGGAGTGTTGATGAATTGGAAGTTATTACCAGTCAACCCTTGCAGGTAGAATTTGGTAGCACCCTTCATCAGGAAGCCAGAGCTTGAATTGTGATAGGGTGATTCAACCGTACCCATCGCCGAAATCAATTCGGCTGCGGTAATAGCAGCAGCAGCAGCGGTAGTGATACCGGAAGCAGTAGCGCCAGCCACGATACCCTGAGGCATACCAGTGCCAGTACCAATTGAGCAGTAGTAGTTTTCGGAAGCGGCAGAAGCGCGCGCCACAACGGAAGCGATGTAGGCTTCCAAACCAACGGCGTCGCCATCCAACATTTCTTCCGAGACTTTGATCATCTTGGTGAACTTGTGGATAGTCAGCGCAACCTGCCCGAATACCGGCTCATTTTCGTTATAGGCGGCTTCTTCAGCAGTCACAACTAACTTGGTGCCAGCAGTGGCTTCGGTCGGAATGAGGATGCGGTCACGGTTAGTCACCAAGCGGGTGACGGGAGCTTTGCGAACAAACGACAATTCCTGCCGTTGCTCAACAATGCGATTGTAGAAATCATCAGGCACGGCGTAACCGCCTTCATTATCGGTCTGCCCCTGCCAAGCGCCCTTGAGTTCCAGATCATTGCCCTTGAAGCCGCGAGGATTGTCGCCCTGCGCCCAAGCCAGCATCGCTTTGATAAACGAGGGCGATTCCTTTGCCGCTTTGACGGTCGGGATACCCTTGACCTCACCGGGAGCTGCCTTCAGCTCTTCCAGCAAGGATTTCTTCATGGATTCAAATTCTGCTTTGATATCCACTTTTGGCTCTTCAGCCTTTACTTCTTCGACGATTTTCTCTTCGTCCATTGTATTTTCCTCCATAGGAATAGTTGATTTGATTGTTTCAGTTTGTGCTACAACCTCATCTTCAACCGCGTCAACCGCTGATTTTTCAGCCTCTGTGACCGCCTCCGTAAAGACTTCAGCCTTCGCCTCGATTACGGCAAAATCATTTGCCGGCTTTCGCCATTCATTCGTATCAAACAGTGCCAGCTCGCCAACCGGCCACACGCTGATCAGTCCGCCCGCGTCTTTGCGTACCAAGTGCGAAATTGCACCGCTCGATGCCCGCAACTGGCTGATATTCGTTTCCATCAGCCGCTTTGCCAACGGCTCTTCTGCATCCAACGCCGGTTCAAACCAGTGCCCACGCGCGTCCTTGCCCACATACACAGCCCTGCCAATCAGCGCCGGGTTGTCCTGCTTATCCCCCGCTTTGTCAGCATCGAAGCCGTGATAGTACGTTAGGTTGACCTGGTCACCAATCTTCAGCCAAATGTCGGTCGCTTCGGTGAACGCCTCACCATCCAGATCGCGCCCTTGTATCGGACCGCCGTAAGGCACGCCTAACACGCGCCAACCTGGATTCAGGTATTCCGCATCCGGGCGTAAGCGCTTTTCTGTCCGTACCA